TGCTATCAAGATAGCCAACACACTGAGAAAAGCTTACAAAGGGATCAGTAATGCTAAAATAGATGAACAAATTAAAAAGGTTCAACAGTTTAAAGCTGCACAAGCTAAATCGACTTCAGGGCGAAAAATGTCTGAAGAAGACTTAGGATTGCCTAAGCCTCCCACCCCACCTAAAACACCAAAGATGACTGCTGAAGATTTAGCTGTTCCGTCTGCTGCTTCTGCCGCCAAACCTAGTCCAGGGATGCTTAAGCGCGCAGGGAAAAATGTAGGTAAGGGCGCGGCTGGTATTTTGGGTGCTGGTGCTCTTGGCGCTGCTGGCCTTGAGGCACTTGGCGTGACCAACATGCTTGGACTTAGAGAGGATCCAGATAAGGATTTTGAGTTATCAGAAGAACAACTAGCAATGTTAGATGACCTAACAAAAACATCCAGTAGGTCCATGGTAGATGGTGGTGGTGATGGTGGTGATGACGTTGAAGAAAAAACTGGCATCATGAAGTTGTTGTTTAACACCGATGGCGTTGGTGGAAAGCCAGGGTTAGCTGGAAATGTTTTAGCTAAACTTCAAGATCCCAAGATGCGATATGCATTAGCCAAGGCTGCACAACCATCAGAAGGTTTTGTGCCTCGCAACTTCTTTAGTGATGTTGCTGAAGGCCAGATGGAGTATGAACTTACTCAGGCAAAGCTTGATCAACTTGAAGACAGTGAGAAGACTGCGCTGATGAAGAACTTTGAGACTCTTAGGGCGATGTATCCTGATTCGGTAAGTGACTCAGCCATTGTTAATTCACTGTTAAAAACTGATGACGCAAAAGATGATTTCTTGTCGCTTTATGACTCTGCACTTAAACGCGATATTCCTCCTACTGCAGAAGAAATTCAAAAAATTGCAATAGCTGCTGGTTATAAATTGTCTCCAGCCCAAATAGAGTCTTTTGGGATAACAGGGCAAGAGCCATCTGCGAGACTTGACTAATGCTGGTCAGGGTTCCTGACGGAAGCGGTAGAACTGTTGAGGTTAGTACAGATGACAGGGAATACGCTGAAAGAAGAGCTATTCAATGGGCAGTTGAAAACCCGCTTGTTGAACGTGGAGCAGAACTAGGTGAAGAAGATATATCAGCCCTTGGCGATATAGGTAGAGGCATTGGCGCTGGTATTATAGGAGCGGCTGAAGGTATAACGTCTTTACCTGCCGAAATCTCAGATTACTTTAACGACTCAGGCGAAAGCCAAGCGCAATTGGTTAGAGATTTCTACGGTCAATTTAAACCAACAACATCAACTACTGTTGGTGAAGTTGCTAAGTTCATTACTCAGTTTGCTTTGCCTGGAGCCGCCGCCTCAAAAGTTGCAAGAGCATATAAGCTTGGCAAGCCTGCTGAGTTGGCCGCGTTTGCTGCGGCAGACGTAGCCGCTACCACCCCTGATGTAGAAACCCTTGGTGACTTCTTTGATGGTGGCCCAACCAAAAGAACAGATACGTCTGACTTGGTTGGCGCTGAACGAGCAGCCGCTGAGTTAGGTAATAGAATGAAAGTTGCGGGTGAAGGCGCAGCCGTCTTGCTTGGTGCGCCATATGTGTTGAAAGGTGTTGGCAAAGGTATTGGTGCTGGGGCTGACGCTTTGGCGGGAACCAAGATGGTGCGTGATGCTGCTAGGGCAATTAAAGATCCAGACAGCATCTTATCTGATGTTGGAGTAAAAGCTGACATAGAAGATCCAACTTTCATACAAAGAAATATAGCAAAAGCTTCTAAGCTTGCTACTAAAAAGTTAACTTTTCAGGGTGAGATGCCCGATGCTTTCTCTAAGCAGCTTGAAGCATTAAGGGTTCAGCAACTCAACACTCAGAACAATGCTGCGCGCCAAAATTTGCAAGAGGTAGATAATGTTTTAAAAGCTTTAAAATCTACAGGCAACTTGGACGAAACGGCTGAACGAACAACACTTAACAGCCTGAATGATTATTTGTTTGCAGAAAATAAAGGTAAAAAATCAAGAGAAGTTGTTCGTGAAGAAGCCCGTCAAGCGTTAATAGGTATTGATCAAAAGCTTGGAAAAGCAAAAGCCCCTTCACTGTTTGTTGGTAGCAGAAAGCTCAGTCTCGTTGACGCTGCTGACAAGTTTAGAAAACAAATAGATGATTTGTCTCTTACTATTCGTGACGATACGTTTATGAGTGAATCCATGTCTGATGAGTTGAAAGCAGCTTTTGATGCAAATAAAAAGTTTTATGCAACTCGTATGTATAGAACGCTTAAAGATGAAAATGGCTACATCCCCACACGGGAACAAACTGATCAAGCCCTTAAAGAAATATTAAATATTTCTGAAGCGGCAAACATAGGGCAAGCGATATCCCCTGAAGCTGCGCTAGGTGTTTTAAATGATCTGCGAAGAAAGGTTTCTTTTAATCGAGCAGGCGTAAAACCAAACGATCAATTTGAACAATCAACGCTTAGTGGTGTGGGTCAAAAAATCATGAAAGGTCGCAAGCTAGATACCTTGCCAGCGGTTAGAGACTTTCTTGGGGAATACTCTGGTGGATCAGATGTTTTAGCACGAGTAAAAAGAAGTGACGGCTCATTTGGTGAAGAGGTTATTAGGACTCGCGGAGTTGAAGAGCAAAGAGCAGGCTTAAAGACAAGAGCTATTGAAACGATTGATGGTATGACTAAGGCAATAACCAAATCGAACTACTACAAAAACTTAAATGATTACAACGAATCTCTTCCTTTAGACCGTAGATTTATATTTGATGCCCCTCCTGCAAATCTTTCCATAGAAGAGATCGGTAAATATAAAAGAATAGGTATGGATGAGGCGCTATCTGGATCAGAGATTACTGAGAGTGCAAAGCGTAGATTTGGGCCTCTTGCTGGTAAGTACGTTAAAGAAGAATACCATCGGGCCTTTGAAGATATACCTGCTGGCATTTTAAATGCTGACACCAACAAGATTTGGGCCACGTTTCTTGGCCTTAAAGGATTTTCTCAGGTAGCAAAGACTGTTCTTAGTCCAATAACTCAAATAAGAAACGCTACAACTGCTGCATTTTTTGCTCTGAAAAACGGAAACTTTGGTAATAGTGAAAACCTAGTCAACTCTGCAGAGACTGTCTTTAGTGAGATTGGTGAAAGACTTATAAAGCTGCCAGGCGCGAACAATGTTAGAGCAACCAAGAAGGACGTAAACGATTACTACAATAGTTTAATTGACCTTGGGATTGTGAACACCAACTCAAAGGTAGGTGAGTTTGAAAGTTTGTTTAAGGATGCATTGAACGCAAAGGGCGGTGTCTATGGACGGCGCGCTTTAGAAAAAGCTCAGAACATTCAAAATACTTTTGCAGGCAAGTTGTACCAAGGGTCTGATGATGTGTGGAAGATCTACAGCTATGAGATGGAACTTGGCAGGCTAAAGGATGCGTTCAAAAAAGGGGCTAATGATTTGCCTGTAACTGATGTGCAGAACGCCTTGATGCTTAACGGCAGAAAGTCTAGCGAGTTAGTCGGCAAAGAATTAGATACATTTTTATCAAGAGAAGCTGCGTCTATTGTAAAAGATACCGTGCCTAACTACGCAAGAGTTCCTGAATTCATTAAGCAGTTAAGAAGATTGCCTGTAGGTAACTTTGTTGCGTTTCCTGCAGAGGTATTAAGAACGAGCGCCAATACTTATGGCAGAGCCATCAAAGAGTTGGGTAGTAGTTCAGAGGCTATTCGGTCTATTGGCATGCGCCGGTTGATGGGATCAATGACTGTAGATGCTGGCTTGTATGGTGGCCTAATGACTGGTGGCCTTGCGCTTACAGGGTCTACCATGGAGCAGGTTGATGCATACAAGCGTTCATTCGCTGCAGACTGGGAGCGCAACGCCATGCTTATCCCTATCGCTACAGACAAAGATGGAAATATTACAGACTTTTACAATTTTTCTTACACCAATCCTTACGACTACTTAACTAGACCTGCACGCGCAATACTTAACGCTGTTAATAGCGGAATGACTGGCGAAAAAGAATTAACTGAAATAGCGGCTAATGCGGCAATGGAGAGTGGTAGAGAGTTCTTCTCGCCCTTTCTTGGTGAGTCCATCATGACAGAAAAGATTCTTGACATGATGCGTAACGAAACAAAGTTCGGAAGGTCTATCTATAATACTAGCGATCCCTTTGGGGACATAGTCGGCAAGCAGTTTGCTCACTTTGCTGAAGGACTAATGCCTGGAGTAAGTCCAATTGATATAACTTCAACAGTTACATCTCCACTGCCTGGCGGACTTGACTTTAAAGTTAGGGATCTTCCTAAAGCTATTGGCCTATCCGCTGGCGTAATCGATGAGTCTGATGCTGTAAAAAGATCAGGGGTACGCATCGATGCTGCAGGTGAATTTATGGAAGCCCTCACTGGTGTTAAAACAGTTAAGTCTGCAATAGAAACATCGTTAATGTATCGAGGGTATGAGGCATCTAGACAGGTTCGTGATGCGTCTGGCATATTTAACAGGGTTGCAAAAACGCGAGGCAGTGCTGACGCTGAAAAATTAACCAAGGCGTACATTTCTGCTAACGAACAACGGTTTAAGGCACTTCGTGATTTAAACATGGCCATTGAGGATGCTCGTACTCTTGGTCTTTCTGACGCAAAGATTATACGCCCATTAAGAGAAGCAAAGACTCCAAACCTTGGCGCAATGATGTCAGGCAGGTTTAACGCATTCTTCCCAAGCAGAGAAACCATGATGTTTGCGGCTAGAGCAAATGAAAATAAATTGTCTAATCCTTTTGATATGGCAGCGATGGGTGAAGCTTATAGGAATGTACAAGGCAAGCAGTTCAGGCCAGAAGCTGCAGCCGAAGCACAAGCCGCACAACAGCCTGCGGCTCAACCCCCTGCACAGGCACAGCCTGCGGCTCCAATGCCTCCAGCACAAGCTGGCACGCCCCCTGGGCCACCTCAAGCAGGCGCTCCTGTACCACCGGCACCGCCTCAGTCACTCTTTGACCGTGGCAGAGAAGCCTTGAAGCAGGTAGAGTTAAACAAACTCCTAGGCATAGATTAATTTGATCCCTCAACGCGCACCGAAAAAGAGTAAGTACTTCGCCAAGAAGACTGAGTACGATGGCATCATGTTCGACTCAAAGCTTGAGGCGGCACGCTATAAGATACTTAGGCGTTACGAAGATGCCGGTGAGATCTCTGATCTAGAGGTACAGGTAGACTTTCCCTGCATAGTCACAGTAGATGGCGAAGACAAAAAGATCTGCTCATACGTTGCAGACTTCCGCTACAAGCGCGATGGTGAAGTGGTGGTAGAGGATACTAAAGGTGTGATCACCCAGGTATTCACGCTCAAGAAGAAGCTTGTTGAGGCGCTATACCCAGGGACCAAGATACTGATTGTTAAAGACCCACGCGCTTGGGACTAGAAACCAGGCGTGCTCTCATCCATGTTGTCATAGTAGCTCCCTGGAAACTCAGCCCTAATCTTCTCGCCCTCAATCATCATCTGGGTATTGAAGTTAGTCTTAGATAGTTCCCGCATCTCTGCGCTACTGTACTCGTACTCAGCCCCTTCTGGGCCTTTGCCATTAAAGAACTCCAAGATACCTGCTCGATAAGCCATGCCGTCAGGCGTGCTTCTTTCAGGCATATGGTCTGCGTTGACCAGTGCGGGTATCCACAT